AGCCTTAACCTCTGCGCAGCTTTCAGCAGCGAGCAGCAGATCCTGGACATAGCTATTGTCGGTATCACACTCCAGCACATGCAGCTCCGCATGTTCGCCGCGGGTGACATGATGGCGCAGTTCGTCCACCGTCAGTTGAGCCAGCAGCTGTTGACGGAATGGCAGTTTGCAAACCGCGTAACGAGTGGATTCATCACCGCATTTGAGGACTCTCAGTCCATTCTCATACCAGTAATCTGATTCATTCTTGGCTGGGAGATTTCCACTTTTCCAGTCCTCAACCAGCTGATTGCGATCGCCTGCTTCGGCCTTAATCCAGCTCGACATGAAAGCGGCCAGCTGCGCGGGTTCGTGTTCTTTGTCCTGGGGGAAAACGTCTTTGACGGCCTGCACCAGTTTCCACTCGGTATGCAGGCTGAGATCGCTCACATCAGGAACATCATTTTTGGCCTGCAGCAGGTTCTGGAAGTAAACATTTCCCTCATCAAACGCCAGTTCGTTGGCAACGATCTGCTGTTCCTGGCTGATCTCAGAATGGTATTTGTCTCCCAGCAGATGGACGGCGAAGCGGATAGCCGGGGTGCGATTTTCAAGCAGAGATGTGCTGCCAGCGCTTGCGGTATCAGTGGTGGTTACCGGCGCGGCAGGCAGATCCGCATCGCTGGTGGTGCTGGCCGGGGCGAGGGCGGTCTCATCCTGTGGCGCAGTGCCGGGGATCACGTTCCAAGTGCGCTGGTCGTCGGCCAGGGTGTAGCGTTCGCACCAGGTGTAATCGATGGTGCTTTCTTCGGGCAGGTCGTTAACAACAGGCATGTCGGTGCGGACAGGCTTGACGTAGTCTTTACCGCGGCCTGTTTCGATGCCAGCTTCTTCCAGCTCAACATCGAGCGTCAGGGCTGCTCGGGCTTCGGATTTTGCAGTGAACCAAATCACTGCATCTTGCTTACCGGATTTCTGAGTGGCCTTAACCACGTAGAAAAATTCCATGTCAGATCCTCATTTTTGGATGTAAGATCCCCGGGCCAGAGAAAGCGCCCATTGGGTGAACTTTGGTTTTTAAGTTGTTTTCCGGTGTACTTTGGTCGGTGGCACCGGGCGGAAAGCCCGCTTTGGCGGGTTTTTTCGTTACAGGGTCACGGCTGGCTGTTCGCCGTTATGGACAATGCGCTCCACTTCGAAACACTCGCCCGCAACATGCTGCTCAATAGCTGCTGCTTCACACTGGCGCTGGTCTTCATACACACCCAGCACCACATCCTGAAAATCACCGTTGGTCATACCCACGGTCAGCACTAACGCGAATAACGTATTCATCAGTGCGTCCCCGCCGGTACCAGATGCGGCTGAATGCTGGGGGCGGCATACGGGCGGCGAATGTGGCGCAGGTTGCCCTGCGGCTCGTGCCAGTACATGCCCTCAATATGATTAAACGAGACGAGCCAAGCTGCGCCGGTGCGGCTGTTGCGCATCGCGACTGCTTTCCCGCTGTTAGGTACTGCCTGATTGGTAGTTGCCATCTCATCCTCCCGGTCTTTCCCGGCGTCAGAACGTAAAACCTGCTGCGTGTTGATAATTCCACCTCACCCGGTGCTTCGTATGCCGCCGGTAGCTACTGCGTGGGCTCCATGCCTTGGTGGTCGGTACTGCGTTTTGTTGGATAAAGTAAACCCTATTCGTGTTAATCAGTCAACACAAATTGTGTTTGAAATGGGCGTGAGAGTAGGCAGGATTTTTTTATTTCAGAAAATTAATCTGAAGGAAGGGGTTGAGAAACCGGGGCTGTAGTAGTCACAGAGGCATTACTGCGGATCGTCTTTTATCCGCCCTCTGACATATTTTTCTACAAACTCATCCAGTTCTTTAAGCCGCAATTCAAAAACACGGAGCATATTGTCTTGTTCTGCAAGAGGCAGCTGATTGAATAGTTCTATTAACCGACGATGGCGATCAGTTAACAGCTGGTCAGCTTCACCTTTATCACCAAACATCAGCTCACAAGGCGTCATCTTCAACGCAGCAGCAAGCACAGCTGCATCATCTGCTCCGATGCTGCGGCTACCTGACTCGTAATTACCAATACGCGATTGCGACCAGCCGCACCATTCAGCCAAAACCCTCTGAGAAATTCCGAGCTTTTCCCGGGCCTGCTTTAAGCGAGCTGCGATTAGTTCATTTGTATTCATAGCCAATGTTTACCACGCAGCGTGTTTATTATCAAAACTCGAATTGTGTTGATCTTCTAACACATATTGTGTTTAATGCTCCAAAACAGAGATGAGGCCTTAAATGAACAATATTGCAAAAGAGCGTGCTGCGCTGGGAATGACTCAGGAGCAACTAGCTCAAGTTTTTGGCTGGAGGCAATCCCGCCTCTCCAACTATGAGACAGGGCTGCGTCAGCCTGGCTTACATGAGTGCCGGACTATCGTAGAAACGCTCAACAGACTAGGCCGGAAGTGCACTCTGGATAGTGTTTTTCCTCCCGGAAATAACGCAGATGGAAACGTCACGGAGTAATCATGCAAACACTTACTTTTCAACAGAGTACCTCTTTTTCACAGACAGCGATGATAAATCGCTCTCAAGCTGATGAGCCGAGCCATAGCGATATTCGCGACGCAGTCCGCGCCTGGGCAGCGGTTGCCGGGCAGGATGTCGTCGCTGCCCATATTGTGGATCAATGGCGCAGCTGCGGCGGGGAGGGTATCGAGTTTTCAGCAGATATCAGCCGCGCCCGTCAGAAATTATTCCGCTGGCTCGATAACCGTTTCGATACCGACGACTGCCGGGATCGGGTTCGCCAGCTGACACCCGCAATCCTGGCTGTTCTGCCGCTGGAGCATCGCGGCTCGCTGGTGGGTGGAGACTGCAAAATTACACGCCTCGCGAATGCCGAGAAAGAAGTTGCAGAGGCAAAACGCGCGGTGCTGCTGGATGCGCCCAGGCATCAGAAGCTGAAGGAGATGAGTGAGGGCATAGCCGCGCTTTTCAGGCTTGAGCCGGATCTGGCCGGGCCGCTGATGGCGATGGTTACGACAATGCTGGGGGGAATATGACAGGCCTTAAAATGGTGAAAGCCGTGGTGCGCGAACACCAACGGCTTTCGGGTGCAATTACAGCTAGCAACTGCGAGGTCATTATGACAAACGCTTATTTAAAACACCAGGCGAAAGGGGCATAGCTATGTCAAATGTCGCTTACGCCGATTTTGCGGCACGCACTGCCGCCAGGAGCAACAGGATGGAGAACCAGAAGACCGGTTTCATCCCGTTGTACCGGAGTGTACTGAAGCAGTCCTGGGGCAAAGACGTATATCTCCGCACCCTTTGGGATAACCTGCTTCTTACCGCTGCGAGACAGCCATACACGGCTAACTTTAAGGGCCGTCAGTGGCCGTTGCAGACCGGACAACTGGTGACCACCACAGCCGATCTGGGGCTGGCTTTATGCGACCGGAACGGGGAACCCACCAGCCGTCACGCAGTGGACCGTATGCTCGCCTTTTTTGAGAAAGAAGGGATGATCACCACCGCCGGAGAACGCCGGAAAGGCACTGTGATCACCATCACAAACTATGCGCTTTATGCTCAAAAAATGGACGATTTGCCCGCGCATAACTCCGCGAATAACAGCGAGAATTATCCCGCGCATAACGAATCCAGTAACGACGCGGCTTCGGAGGGTAGTGCCGCGCATAACCCCGAGCATAAGGGCGCGCTTAAGCCCGCGCATCATGAACAAGAAGTAATATTAAATACTAACGTATTTAATGATCGTCAGAAAAAATCCAAATCTCTTCCCGATGCTTCAGTTCAGACCCCCGCAGGTGACAAGTGGGGTACCGCTGAAGATCTGCAGTGCGCAGAGTGGATGCTCGCCCTGCGCAACATCACCAAGCCTTCGATGAAAAAACCAAACCTCACAACCTGGGCTAATGACATCCGCATGATGCGCCAGCTCGACGGCCGCACGCATCGCGAAATTTGCCAGCTGTTCAAATGGGCTGCGCAGGATTCGTTCTGGCACAAAAACATCCTTTCGCCCGCCAAACTGCGCAAGCAGTGGGATACCCTGGAGCTGCACCGCGAGGATGGCAGCCGCAAGCCTGTCAACGACGCACCGGCCAGTGACGCGCACTGGAACAGCCCTGAAGCCTGGAAGGATTTCATATGAATCACGAACTGTTTCATGCGGTACAGAGCCGCGACGGCGAAATGCTGGCGCGCATGGCTGGCGGCAGCCGCGAGCAGGCCAAGGTGATCAACAGCGATGCCGAGCGCATGGTGGATCTCCTGTTCAGCCAGCTCAAACAGGTCTTTCCGGCATCCACGCAGACTAACCTGCGCAGCGAGGCGGATGAGCGAACTGCCAAACAGCAGTGGATCGCCACGTTCGCCGAAAACGGCATCCGGAGCCGCGAGCAGCTGGTGGCCGGGATGCAGAAAGCGCGCGCCAGCGTATCACCTTTCTGGCCGTCGCCGGGGCAGTTTGTCGCCTGGTGCCGTGAGGGCAAGGGTCTGCTCGGTGTGAGTCCGGCGGATGTCATGGCCGAGTTCTGGAAGTGGCGGAAGCTGGTATTCAAATACCCCACCTGCGAACAGTACCCGTGGCCGCAGCCGCTGCTGTATCACATTTGTCTGGAGCTGCGCCGCCGGGGCGTTGACCGCCAGATGAACGAGAAAGAGCTGCTCAGCGAAGCCGGGCATCTACTGGCGCACTGGGAAAAGCGTGTTGCCGAAGGTAAGCCGATCCCGCCTGTTCGCCGCGCGCTGGCAGCGCCGCATCAGGATCGGGGGCCTACACCCGCAGAAATGCTGATGGCCGAGTACAAGCGCCGCCAGGCGCAGGGGAGGGGGTGACCGTGTGCAATCGCTTAAAACCGAAGCAAAAGGCCATCGTAGAGTTCATCGAGGTAAACGGACCGGCAACGCCCCGCCAGATCCGTAAGCTGCTCGGCTGCGACATCCGTGAGGCTTACGACCGTCTCAAACGCCTGGGTATGGCCGGGATCGTCAAAAATGTCGGAAAACCGAAGCATCCGGAATACCAGCTGGTGCAGCGCTGGCAGGAAAAAATCAAACAGCCGAAGCAGCAGCGAACAGCAGCGCCGCCGGTAGCCGACGTATGCCGCCAGAATTGGCAGGGCTACGAAATTCATAAAATTTTTGGGAGTGCACGGGCATGAGTGAATCAATGAACAACAAAGAGCTGGTCGCGGTAGGCCATGAGTTTGCGAAGGCGCTGGGCAGCGACACGCCGATTATCGACATCGCCAAAATGATGTCTCGCCTGGCCGAACGGCTGGATTGCACAACAGCTGCGCTGCGCGAAAAGACGAAGCAGTGCGACGCGCTGACGGCGGATAACGTGGCCTGCGCCGAGATCATCGGCCAGCTGGTCTGGCAGTACAGCGCAAGCGGCATTAAGCCGGTGGAAAAATCGCTGAACCCGGCCTCCGCGCTGCTGTTCGATGCACTGGAGGTCTTGCGGCAACCAGCTACAGCAGCATCGGTTAATGAGCTGAAAGCGCAGGGCGTTGAGACGGCGGCGGCATTCTACCACCCGCTGTTGGTCACCGGCGGAAGCGATGATCCACAGGAAAACGGGCTGTGTATTCGAGAAGACCTGCTGAGTATTGCCAGGAAGCTGCGTGACGGGGAGGTTGTATGAGCAATCGCATCCGCAAAGCTGAAGTTTTCCGTGCTCGTACTGGTGAATATCCGATTGATATGTATATTCATTGGATTCGACAAGGCGCTCTCAACTTCGCTGCTGAGTATCAGCGAGATTATATATGGGGTGTTCAAGAGCAGCAGACTTTTTTGCAAGTTCTTATATCTGGCTTTCCTGTTGGCAGCGTAGCATTGGCAAAAGCTCACGATTGGGATATTTGTGAAGGCCCGTATATTGAAGTTGTTGATGGAAAGCAGCGCCTCACGACTTTAGCAAAATTTATTTGTAATGAGATCCCAATCATTCTTAATGATAAAGAGGTTTATTGGCGTGAGCTAACTAGATCTGAGCAATTGACGTTCGGTAGACCAACGTTATCAGCAACCATTCTTGACGATGCAACACCTAAAGACAAGGTCTCTTATTTCATAGCAGTGAATTTCATAGGGATTCCTCAAAGCGAAAAGCATCATAAGCGTGTCCTCAGCTTACAAAGGCATAACGCTTAAAAACAACCAGTTTGCTTTTTGTTTTTACCGGCTTGGTGTGTGATTTGCAAAATGAATATGGATCGGTTTAAGTTGAAGTAAATTCAACGCCTGTCTTTATATGAGGTAAAAAACTTCAAAAGATTTATTAAATCTAGCCCCCTGTCATAGGGGGCTTTGTTGCTAACAAATTATCAAATAGTTTTTTCTAGAAAGGAATAACTCAGCACTTCGGATAAATCCATTTAACACCTCTATGGAGTTGTTTATAAGTTGCAATAAAGATTGATGGCTTGCAGTCTTCCCTGCTTCAGGCAGTGAGAGTTCACCATGGGCGATTTTGTTTCGTTTGTTTTTGATAGCAACCAAACTATATAGCTTGTTTAGCTCATATTTTTCTTCAAAGCTTATGCCGTAGGTTTTGAATATTGCCTTCCCTTTTCGCGCATCCAGATTTCCAGAAAAAAGATTTATTTTCTTTAAAAAATCATAGATAGGCGGCAAGGTTAAGTATTGGCACTCCTCGTCAGTTTTATTTTTGTCTTTAAAGTAAAAATCCTTGATTTTGGCTTTGAGTTTATCATTTAGCTTAAGGTAAGGTATCGTTGTTAACTCACTATGTATTCTTTCGAAAATAGCATAAAAAGTCGCCTCAACATTATTATATAGTGCAACAAAGAGAGATGATTTAAGTATGGAGGATATTTTAACCGTGCCTTTCTGAGTGCTTAGATAAGCAATATGTTCATGAAAGTGCTTAATATCAGCGCATCTATTATGAAAGTCATTTTTAACAAGTTCCATCGCAATTACCTACTCAAAGAAAGTATTTTATTTTTGATGAAATCAATACGGGATCTTAATGTAATAGTAGAATGAGTGCGGTATTTTCCCATGGTAGCATATTTGAAATTAGAATCATGTAAAAGTTCTCTGGCGTCAATTTTTTCTTTAAGAGTTAAAGATGGTTTCTCTTCTAAGGCTAGATGTGTTCCAACTGATATGGCTTCAAAAAATATTCTTGATGTTTCTTTACCTTCAGCTTTTGAAAAGCCAAACAGAAAGTTATCATGAACAAAATTAACCATGCGGTCAAAATTAGATAAAAATTGTTTTTTGTCTTGGGGTGTAAAATTTTGATTTTTATCTTTTATATAGTCATCCAATGCAGAGCCGACGTTTCTAGAGAATGCGGAATACTTAGGATATTTCTCGCTAATTGCAAAAAATCTAAGTATCAGCTCTTCATATTCTTGACGATTTTTAACTGAGCTAGAAAGGGTAATCATACCTCTAAATTTAGAGTTTTTAGAGCATTCATTATATAAGAAATCAGTAAATTCTCCAGTGAAAATTCCTTTTCTAACTTCCATTCCTCTTAATATATCACTTCCTTTATTAATTCTTTCAAATAAATCGTTTCTCATTTCTGGAGATGTTTCTTCAGATAATACAATCATGCTTATAGCAGTATTGTTAAACTTGCGTTTTCTTGAACTATCTAATTCAGAAAATTTTATTCCATTCAAAGATGTGACCTTGCTTAAATCGGTCAGTGTGAGATCATTGTTCAAAAAAGCACTTAATGTCCTTATACGCTGTGAACCATCTACGATTTCTAATCTTCCGTTTGGGTCTTCTGCTACAAAAATTGATGGTATTGGTAAGCCAAGAATTATTGACTCTACCATTTTTGATTGCCTTTCTTCATCCCATACAAAATCCCGTTGGTAGTCAGGGACAAAAATTTCATTTTCGTCTATTTCTAATCCTTTATTATATTTTTGAACTATAATCTCAATCGTGAAATCACGAGTGTCGAAAGATACTTCCTTTTTCAACTCATTTATTTGCTTTTCAATATCTGTCATTCTTATAGCCTCAATAATAGTAAAATGATCAACTTCCCTAGACCAAGTGCAAGCACATAGTTCTATGAATAAGTATCGGCATAGTATAAAAAAAGTTTAGAGAGGAAATTTTTTATCTGTTTTCATTCTGTCGTAGTCTTTGTGTCAATTGTAAAACCTGACAACTTGATACAGCACCGCATGAACGTATGGCTCTCCAGCAACTGAATAAGCACACTTCTTCAATCATGTTATCGGCCACGCCTTAGCAGTGGTTTGCCAGGCGTCAAAGTTGGTAAGGCATTCGTTCACATTGACGCTAATTATGTAAACCTGACGGAGAGGTGTTCATTAAAAAAAACAACCTTCTGAATCATACGCAACTTGAAGCAAGCTGTATCATAAACCACTTACATTGTGGCTTTTTTATTCAATGAGTTAGCGAAGAAATTCCAATGTCGGCAGCTAGCTTTTTGTACACTTAACAAGTTGATCATTCTCATTATTGCGTGTACTGTTTATTTATACAGTAATTCCAGTGGTAGGGAACATTATGCGTGTAGAAGTCACTATTGAACGTACAAAAAAACTGCCGGACGGCGCTATATCAGCACTTGAGAGCGAACTATCAAAACGATTAAGCAACCAGTTCTTAGAGTGCAAACTGACCGTTCGTCGCGCATCTACTGACAGCCTCAGCGTCATGGGCGGTGATAAAGATCAAAAGAAAGCAGTAGAGACGATCCTGCAGGAAACCTGGGAAAGCGCAGACGACTGGTTTTACTGAGTTGCGCGAGCTACGTTTTACGGCTGAACAGGGGGTAATGTGGGTGACAGTGCTTTAAATTCATCAGAAGCTGACTGGTATGATGTTGTCCGGCGAGTTGATGGAGTAGTGATGTGTAGTTTTCCTGCGGGTGACCGCTTTCTGGTCTACCGCAGTGGAGGGCTAATCTCAATGCGCCCGCTGCTGGACGAAGAAATTATTTTTACGCCAAATGCCGTTGTGCAATTCCTCACGAGTCTTGGCTATCGTATTGATGGCCCATTTGATAATATGATCTCATCGGTCTGAACAGCCGGTAAACCTGCTGCGCCACGGAGTGAACACCTTGGCGCAACTACAACTTATCAAGCAGTCCGCTAATATCCTGATCCCCGCCACGCCGGAGACCAGCGATTTTCTGCATTCAAAATGTAAGCTGGGCGCGGTACTCGAGGCGGACTTCCGCCAGCTGCGTAACCCCGCCTTCCACCGTAAATTTTTCGCACTGCTTAACCTGGGCTTTGAATACTGGGAGCCTACCGGCGGGGCGATCTCCTCAAATGAGCGCAGGCTGGTTACCGGCTACGCTCGATATCTCGCGACGTTCGGCGGCAGTGAAGGCGCGCTGCTGGATGCTGCTGAGCAGTATCTGGGTCGCATCTCCGATCGCCGCTCCGGCAGTATCAGCCTCTGCAAATCATTTGATGCCTATCGTTCTTGGGTGATCGTGGAAGCCGGCCACTATGACGCCATCCAGCTGCCCGACGGCACCCTCCGTAAACACCCCAGAAGCATCGCGTTCGCCAGTATGGACGAGCTGGAGTTTCAGCAGCTCTACAGGGCTGCGCTCGATGTCCTGTGGCGCTGGATATTGTCTCGTGCATTCCGGGACCAGCGCGAGGCTGAGAACGCCGCCGCGCAGTTGCTGAGCTTCGGGGGCTGACCAGATGGCGAAATCATGGTTCCACTACACCGAATGCACAACCGAGCAGGCCGATGAACTTCAGCGGCAGTACCAGCGCCGCGGCGTAGCCGTAACGCGCAGCTTGAATCGCGATTACCTCACCTGGACCGTCAGCGTAGAGCGGCAGGAGGTGAAGTACCTCGAGCCCACGCCGCGGACATTCCGCCAAAAGGTCTGGGGGTGAGCATGGTTAAGAAACCCCGCCGTAAGTGCGCAAACCATAGCTGCCGCGAGTGGTTCCACCCGGCTCGTGACGGCCAAGTGGTCTGCTGCTACGAGTGCGCTACCGCCGTTGCCAAAGCGCAGACCGCGAAGAACCGGGCCGAGGCTCAGCGTGCTGAGGAAAAGCGCCAGCGCGAAGAGGAGAAGGAGCAGCGTGCGCGGCAGGCCGAGCGTCGCCAGGCAGTGAAGCCGTTAAGTTACTTCCGCGACCAGGCACAGCAGTCCTTCAACGAGTTCATCCGGTACCGGGATCGGCATCAGCCATGCATCAGTTGCGGCCGCTACCATGACGGGCAATACCACGCCGGCCACTTCCGCACGACTGGCGCCAATCCAGAACTGCGCTTCAACGAAGACAACTGTCATAAGCAATGCGCAGCCTGCAATAACCATCTGTCGGGCAACCTGACGGCCTACCGTCCGGCGCTGATCGCCAAAATCGGCCAGGCCCGCTTTGATGTCCTGATGGGCCCGCACGAATTACCGAAATGGAAGCGCGACGACTACATCCGGATCCGCGATGAGTACCGCGCAAAACTCAAAGAACTTAAGCAGCAGGTGGCCGCATGAAACCAGAACTGATCGAATCGCTTCGCATGCGCTGGCTGCGCCTCCGCATTTATCGCCGCCCGGGTACGGTGCTGGTGGACTATCGCATCCTTCGTAACTTTATTCGCATCTACCTGATGGCAGGAGCCGCAGCATGAACCTCGAAAACACCGTGAAATACCACTTCGCAAAGTCCACGATGATTAGCGACTCCCCGCACGCTACAGCATCAGATTCACTAACCGGTACGGATATCATGGCTGCCATGGGCATGACGCAGGAACGCGCTGCCATGGGCTACAGTGCTTTCCTCGGAAAGATGGGGATCAGCAAGAACGATCGGGACAGGGCGATTTCGCTACTGGCCGAGTACGCGCTCACCAAATGCGATAAGGTCGCTGCGCTGCGCAAGCTGGAAGCCGGAGTTAAGCCACTGGTGATGCGCCAGCTGGCCGCGTTCGCCTTTGAAGATTACTCGCGCAGCGCCGCCAGCGTGAAGCAATGCGATTGCTGCGCGGGGCAGGGGTTTATCCAGGCCGACGTATTCACCAATAAATACCGCCAGCCGGAAGGCAAGATGACCGTGGCTGGAATGGTGAAGGTCAAAGAGTCTGCCAGGGTGCTCTGCAAAAAATGCGATGGAACAGGCCTGGTCAGCGCGGCATGCAGCGACTGCCGTGGGCGCGGTAAAGCGGTAAGCAAAGAACTGACCGATCAGCAGGGTGTTCCGGTTCTGGCCGACTGCAAGCGCTGCGGCGGGAGAGGGTACGAGCGGATCCCTTCGACTGAGGCATATGCGGCTGTTTGCCTGATTACCGATACGATCTCTGTCGCCACCTGGGAAAAGTCGGTTAAGCGGTTCTACGACCAGCTGATCACTAAATTCGACATTGAAGAGGCGTGGGCAGAGGCGCAGCTGAAACAGATAACGCGATAGCGCTCACGGAAATAGCTTACGTTTCAAGCGAGGGCTATTTACTTTTCCGGAATCTGTGTTAATTTCTTACTAACGATGGGCTTTATATGTCCAGAGTTAAAAATTCTGAACCTCGCTACGGCGGGGTTTTTTATTATGAAGTAACTTGTAAATTAAATGTATCTTTTAAGATGCAAGCCACGTACAGTGCGCGGGTGGTGAATCCCCCTAAGCGGTGGGGCGACTAGACTGGGAGGTGAATGACGCGATTCTGTGGTCTAGCGCAGGATCACCGGGAGGCACCCGGCACTACAGTCCCATTACTACAGATTTCTAAGGCTGCCGATTGGTGGCCTTTTTGTTTTCCATGACCCAAGCCAGCAGAGCACCGTTGGTCTTTTTGTTCATACTGAATAAATATACAGATATAAATAGCTTTATGGCAGGAAGAAGACTAGGCTGTGCCTGTGATGAATCCCCCTATGCGGCGGGGCGACTAGACTGGCAGGTGAGTAGAACGCGGTTCTGTGGTCTGGCGCAGAGTCACCGGGAGGCACCCGGCATCACACCCACTCATGTACTTCTTTGTCCGGCCCTGATGTAAGTTATGTGGCGCACAGCAAGCCTGGATTCCGGTTTACATATCAGATAATGTCATCTTGATGAGTTCTGTCAGAGCTTGAAGAGGACGGTAAGTATGGAAGAAGGTTTCTACTGGATACAGCACAACGGCAGGGTGCAAGTTGCCCTCTATACCGATGGCGAAACTGAAGACCTGCGTACAGGGCAGATAGTCAGAGGTACATGGCATCTGACTCAGGGTTACGATATTTGCAATGACGGCGAGGCGGAGGTGCTTCAAGGTCCGCTTCCTCCCCCGTTATAAACACAACACTACTTTCGAAGGCTGCCGATTGGCGGCCTTTTCAATTTCAGGCTCCCGGATTCCCCCATCACTCGTCTTGTCGTTAATTCGTCCGGATAGCCTGATCCCCCTTAGAGCACAGCACCCGCGAACCTGCGAGGTGAGAGACATGAAAATGAACAACGACCCTCACTCCTGGACGGAGTTAATTGATCTGCTCCACGGCTGGTGGCGTGGCGAAACACCCATTGGTGCTGTGCTGCTGTCGGTTGTGATGGCCGTGCTGAGAATTGCTTACGGCGGCGGCGGGTGGAAAAAGATGCTGCTGGAAGGCCTGATGTGCGGTGCCATGACGTTAACAGCTGTATCCGCTCTGGATTACGTCAACCTTCCTCAATCCCTCTCCATTGCAATCGGCGGGGCGCTGGGCTTTGTCGGCGTCGAGCAGGTCCGTTCCGTGGCAAACCGAGTCATCAACGTCCGCTTTGGTGGTGACACCAAGTAAGGAACCCTATGAATCAGGCACAATTTCAGCAGGCGGCTGGGCTAAGCGCCGGGTTAGCTGCGCGCTGGTATCCGCATATCGACGCGGCAATGAAAGAGTTCGGTATCACCGCAGTTAACGATCAGGCTATGTTCATCGCCCAACTGGGCCACGAATCAGCTGGATTCACTTCGCTGGTAGAGAACTTTAACTATTCGGTAGACGGCCTGAAGAAAACCTTCGGTAAGCGCCTGACGCCGTACCAGTGCGATATGCTGGGCCGGGTAGACGGCAAGCAGAACGCCCACCAACCACAGATCGCCAACCTGGTATACGGCGGCCGCATGGGCAATAACACCCAGGGCGATGGTTGGAAGTATCGTGGCCGTGGCCTGCTGCAGGTCACTGGACGTGAGAACTACACCAAATGCGGCGCGGCCCTGAAGCTGGATCTGGTGAGCACGCCGGAGCTGCTGGAGCAGGAACGACACGCCGCCCGGTCGGCGGCCTGGTTCTTTGCATTACGCGGTTGCCTGCTTTACTCCGGCGACATAGTGCGAGTCACGCAGATCATCAACGGCGGGCAGAATGGACTGACTGACCGCAAGGTGCGTTACAACCGGGCGCAGGCGGCGTTGTCATGAAGCTGCGTTACGTTCTGCTGGCGCTGGTGGTCGCTGTCTCGGTCACCGGGGCGATCGCCTGGCGTTCTGGCTGGAGCGCGCACGCCGACCATATCAACGCATTGGCGGCGAAAAAGAAGGATAAAGCCGAGAAGATTATTCAGCCGGTAGAAGAGAAAGCCGCCGCGGCCACCGCCGAGAGCAAAGTGATCTACCGGACCATTACCCGCGACGTGGTGAAATATGTTCAGTCTTCGGATCGTACTGTGTGCCAGTTTGACGATGCTGCTGTGCAGCTGCGCCAGCGTGCAATCGACGCTGCCAATTCCATCAGCGGATTTGATGCAGGAGCCGTGCAAGGGAAGTGATGCTGGCGCCAATAGCGATGACGATCTTCAGGCTGATATCGAAACTGCGGAATGCCTGCGCCAGCTGCGCCTCGATAAGTACCGCTGGCAGGCTTGGTATAATGCCGTTAAGTGAGCAGCCCCAGGCGCTTTAAAGCAGAGCGCCTGATGATGTTCTCCAGTCTACACAACACGGTTAGCCACGCTGCGAAGCGTCGCGAAGCTGGCCAAACAACCCCACAGGTAAATCAATGAGCGAAGCAAAACCGCAGGACGGCAGCACGGTAAAGGGATATCGAACCTTAACGGAAGGTGACATTCAGGTGATGAACCGCCTCAAAGACGTAAGCCGACATTTTTTGAGCTTGCTGGATACCGCTAAAGAAACAGGCGCTGACCCTCGCTGGGTTGCCATGGCGAAAACTGAGATGCAAAAGGCATGCATGTTCGCCTGCCGCTCAGTGGCAAAGCCTGACGAAGACTGTTAGCCATTCCAAAGCGTCCTATCCCTGGCGCTTGCTAATGGTGATGAACATCTCAATTTTTATTGTGGTTGACATAAAATCCTTTATTTTCATTGTGATATAATTAAGTGGCATCGATGAAAAGGAGGTGTATATGTTTGAGGTGATAATGTTTGGCGGCGGTCAAAGCGGTAACATTACATATAGAGAAAAGATTGAATGCGTAATTAAATTGTCCGACCCACGCTTTCAACACCACCCGATGGTCAATGGTGTAGCTACCGCTCCAGAGATCGAATACCAAGTTGTCGAGTTCCAGCTTGATGGTTCAATATATCTGGTTGGCTACCATGGGAATAAGCCAAGCGACAATGTGATTAAATCCCACATCCAGCATGGCGACCCTAAGCCTAAACCATACAAAACACTGTAACCGCCTCCGGGCGGTTTTTTATTGCCATCACTATGGGTAGACCCATCGTAATGGCTTTATGCAAAAGCTCTGGCGCTGGTATGTAATTACTTTGCTAGTAATGCCTCGGCTATGTAATCCCAACGGTCAAGATACTGCCCCTCATCAGCTTTGCTTATTTTGAATAGGGGGGCACTGTGATGCCAAGTGGCATGGCTGGCGACCACTTCGCTCGGAACGATGAAAACTTCGGGAAAGGTTTTATTGGCTATATCTTCAGACATATTGCAGAACACGTAAAAGAAATCAGGAGAGGCAGCAGGCATGTGCTTGCCGACCATCCATTGACGTGGCTGGCTTCTTGCCCAAGAGCCTTTAACCTGAATACTGATACTCTTTGAACCGTCAATAGTGGCAATTATATCTACAGCGCTAGAGCCACTCGTTATTAGTGCTGCGGATATTCCTAGGCGTGACAGCATATAGGCAATGAAGTATTCACCTGCATCCCCAGCGCTTTTAGAAGAGCGTTTAACAATTTCTGACATACTCAATCCTTTGGAATAAAACATGGCACTCACCGACAAACAAGAAATGTTCTGTCGCGAGTACCTCATCGACTTAAACGCCACGCAAGCGGCTATTCGGGCGGGGTACAGCGTCAAAACTGCCAACCGCATCGCCGCCAAGTTATTGTCAAAAGTTGACATCCAAAACAGAATCGCCGAACTCAAAACGAAGCGCAACGAAGATGTGGGTATTGATGCCGATTATGTGCTCCGGCGCTTGGTTGAAATCGACAAGATGGATGTTCTGGACATCCTGAATGACGACGGCAGCCTTAAGGCGATCACCTCATGGCCAAAGGCCTGGCGAACGTCGTTAACTGGATTGGACATCAGCACCACGATTCAGAACTTCGACGAGGAGACGGCGGAGACCATCCTCAAAAAGGTTAAATGGCCTGACAAGGTTAAGAACCTCGAACTGCTCGGCAAGCATGTGCGTGTGCAGGCGTTCAAAGAGCAGGTCGAGCAGAAGGTCACCGCAACCCACAGCATTATGCCGGTCCCGTCCTGCGATAACGTAGACGACTGGGAAGCGGCAGCACAGAAGCAGCAGAGCGAGGTTCTTGGTGGATGAATTACAAAGCCGTCTGGAAACCCTTGCCGGGGTCGCAATCGCTCTCCCTGAGCTGCCCGTGTAACGAAATCCTCTACGAGGGAACGCGTGGGCCGGGTAAAACTGCCGCGCAGCTGGCGCGCTTTCGTCGCCTCGTTGGCCTGGGCTATGGCTCTTTTTGGCGCGGTGTCATTTTCGATACCGAGTATAAGAACCTTACCGACATCATCACTCAGTCGAAGCGTATGTACCGCCTCTTTAACGACGGTGCACGCTATCTGGCGTCCGCGTCCGAACTGCGCTGGGTGTGGCCAACTGGCGAAGAGCTGTTGTTCCGCTTCGGGAAAGAAGAGGGCGACTACTGGGATTATCACGGTCAGGAGTTTCCTTTCATTGGCTTCAACGAACTGACCAAGCAGCAGTCGTCAGAGTTCTACGAGATGATGTTCTCCTGCAGGCGTTCATCATTCCGGCCAGAAAACTATCCGCAGGAAGATGGCTCGCTACTTAAGCCGATCCCGCTCGAAACGTTCAGTACAACAAACCCGTTTGGCATCGGCCATACCTGGGTGAAGAAGCGCTTCATCGAGCCTGCACCGCGCGGAACCATCATTCGCGAAACGCAGAAGGTATTTAACCCACAGACCGAGCGGGAAGAGAATGTGACGCTTACCCGCGTGGCGATTCACGGCTCTTTTAAAGAGAACCCGTATCTGGATCCCCAGTACATCGCCACATTGATGGCCATCAAAGACCCTAACCGGCGCAAAGCCTGGGTAGAGGGTTCATGGGATGTCACCAGCGGTGGTCGCTTTGACCATCTGTGGAATGCCTCGCATCACGTGATTAAGCCGTTCCGCATCCCGGATAGCTGGACGGTTGACCGCTCCCACGACTGGGGTGAGTCGAAGCCGTTCTCTAATCTCTGGTGGGCGCGCGCCGACGGTACCGCCGCAGAGCTCTCTGATGGTCGTCAGTTTTGCCCGCCGGCCGGGTCGATGATCCTGATTGGTGAATGGTACGGCTGTCCACCTGACGAGCTCAACAAGGGGCTGAACATGTCATCCACAAACGTCGCCAAGGGCGTGGCGTGGGTGGATAAGCGGCTGGTGGGCGAAGAGCTGGCTGAACCCGAAGAGATAAAACTCAACGGTGTGACGCAGGGGCAACTGAACATCATGCCCGGTATCTGCAAAAAGGTTGTGCCCGGCCCGGCTGACGGTGCCATCTACAACACCGGCGATGACGAGCTCTCCATTGCCCAGAAGATGGAATCGCAGGGCGTTAAGTGGGTGCCATCCAACAAGAAGCCGGGATCGCGCGTAAACGGCGCGGCCCTGTTTGCTGACATGCTGGAGGCCGTCATTGAAGGTAAGAAGCTGGAATCAGGCGTGCCTGAGAAGCCAGCATTCTACGTCTTCGACTACTGCAGAGGCTGGATAAGCCGTGTTCCAGTTCTCGTTCGCGACAGTAAGAACCCTGACGATGTAGACACCCAGCAGGAAGATCACGACTGGGATGGCACGCGCTACGCCGTCCTACATTCACCGCCGAAGAAAGTCGGCAAAGTCACCAGCCTGAGGCTCTAACTCCATGCCTGATATTTCAACACCCAATCTGGACTATGGGAACATGGTGCAGGCGTGGGACATCAACGACGCTCTGATGGGCGGCACGCTGTATATGCGCCAGCTAGGTGAGGCTTATCTGCCGCGCTGGCCGAAAGAAGACAAAGAGGACTACAAAAAGCGCCTGGCTGTGGCTACGCTGTTGCCGGCATATGAGGAGACCATCAACCAGAACGTCGGACGAGTGTTTGCTGAGCCGATCCAATTGGGCGAGAACGTCCCGGATGCGCTGCGCGAATTTGCGAGGAACGTGGATCTTGAAGGTAGTCGCCTCGATGTATGGGCGCAGGCGTTCTTCAGCCTGGCGATGCAGTACGGTCTGTCCCATGCGCTGGTGGACTATCCCCGGGTGAACGCCGAACAGGTGAAGACCAAGGCTGATGAGAAGGCCACCGGCGCGCGCCCGTACGTCACTATGCTTAACCCACGTCAGGTGATCGGCTGGAGATCGAAGATGACCGGCGGCAAGGTTGCGCTCACCGAGTTGCGCATTAAAGAGGTTGTTGTTGAAGACGGTGACGACTTCGGTCAGACGAAAGTCGAACAAATTCGCTACCTGACACCCGGGAAAGTGCAGATTTACCGGAAGGCTACTGGGGACAATGCCCAGGCGAACTGGACGCTGCACGACGAATGGACAACATCCCGCAAGGACATAACGCTGGTTACACTCTACACCAAGCGCACCGGGTTCATGTGCGGCTCGCCGCCGTTACTCAACATGGCGCTGCTGAACGTCAAGCACTGGCAGAGCCAGAGCGAACAGGACAACATCCTCCATGTCGCCCGAGTGCCGATCCTAACCGTGTTCGGGCTCGAGGAGGGGCAGGAACTAGTGATTGGTTCCTCTTCTGCGGCAAGTTTTAACAATCGGCAGGAGCAGGGCCTCGAATATGTTGAGCATACCGGTTCCTCCATTGGCGCTGGCAAAGAGTCCCTGGCTGACCTGGTGGAGCAGATGCGTCAGGCGGGAGCAAAGCTGCTGCGCACCGATAACACCTCGACCAAGTCTGTTGACCAGACCTCGGAAGAGAAGATGCAGGAACAGTCGCCGCTCTACACCATGGCAACCAGCCTGGAAGATGCGATCGACAATATCCTGCAAATCATGGCCGAGTACATCGGAGAGAAAGACGGCGGCAGCGTCGATGTACGCACTGAACTGGATGTCGAGTCGAAAGAGTTTAACCCTCCGGCGGCGCTGGCCATTCAGTCGCTGCGCCAGAGTGGAGACCTCCGCCGTGTTGACGCGATTAAGGCGCTGCAGAAACTCAACCTGATTGACGCTGATGCAGATCCCGATGTGGTTCTGAGCGAGCTGCTGGCCGAGTCGGCCTCGTTGACCGAACCGCCACCGGGCGAGGTGTGATATGGCCCGGTCCGTTAACGATCGCCTGCAGGACGAGACGATAGCGCATGGCCTGTATTTGACCCGCTATGGTAATGGCGTTGCCCGGCGCATGGTGGCGCTGCTGAGCAAGATGGATAATGACCTGGCGGCCAGACTACTGGTGCTGCTGGATGGCAAGCGTGCCGACACCTACAGCGCCCGCCGCCTGGCTTCTCTGCTGGCTGGCGTACGCGACCTGAACCAGAAGGCTTACGAACCGGTCAATGATGCGTTGGCGAGGGAACTGACGCGCTACGTTGAGTATGAGGCCGGGTATCAGATGGACCTGTTCAGCAGCATTATCCCGAAGCAGATCCTTAAGCATGTGCCGCTGCAGAGCATCGCGCCTGAGCAGGTTTATGCCGCAGCAGTGGCGCAGCCTTTCCAGGGGCGATTGCTGAAGGAGTGGGGCCAGAAGCTCGAAGCTGACAGGCTGGACAAAATCACCAACGCTGTGCGAACCGGTTTCCTCCAGGGAGAAACGGTAGAGCAGATTGTCCGGCGCGTTGCCGGTACGCCGAAACTCAATCGTGAAGACGGGGTGATCAACGCATCCCGGCGCGACCTGGCGGTGGTGACCCGCACCGCTGTGAATCACATGGCCGCCACTGCGCGTCAGGAGTTCGCCCAGGCCAACAGCGATATCGTGAAGGCCAAACAGTGGTCCTCCACGCTGGATACGCATACCTCTCAGTGGTGCATTATCCGAGACCGCAAACTCTACGCGCTCGACGGCAAGCCGCTGGGCCATGTGGTGCCGTATCTCCGCGGCCCCGGCAAAATCCACTTCTGCTGTCGCTCCGGCGAAATCCTGATCACGAAATCATGGGAAGAATTGCAGATATCCTCTGGCGAGCTGAGCAGCGCCACGCGCGCCTCGATGGATGGGCAGGTACCAACGCATACCAACTATGCCGACTGGCTTACCCGTCAGCCATACGCGCGCCAGGAGCAGGTGCTGGGCGTCACCCGCGGCATGATGCTACGTGACGGCAAAATTACCGTGCCGGAGATGTTCAACGATGCCGGGGAGTTCCTGACCCTGGACGAACTGCGCCGCGTGGATGCGTCGGCGTTTGAATAACACAAACCTCATGAACATCAGGCTGCCTTCGGGCGGCCTTTTTTATGCCTGCCGCTGAGCGGATGCGATGCGGTGACCGGGTCGGATGACCTATTACCAATGGCCGGAAGGCTGGAGCAAAACAATGAAACTCAAACTTGATGCTAACGGCAATGTGGTCGTTGAAAACGGTATGCCTGTGTACGTCCATGACGACGGCAAGGAGATCCCGTTCGACGCAGCCGCAGCGATGACCAAAATCACCTCACTGAACGGTGAAGCCAAAACTCACCGTGAGGCGAAGGAGGCGGCGGAAGCCAGTCTTGCAAAATTCGCTGGCATCAGCGACCCGACCAAGGCGCTCGAAGCACTGGAGATGATGACCAAAATCGACCAGAAGAAGCTGATCGACGCTGGTGCCGTTGACCAGGTGAAGGCCGAAATCACCAAGGTGTTCCAGCAGCAGCTGGACGAAGCGAACGGCAAGACCAAGCAGCTCGAAACCCAGCTCTACGACGAGATGATCGGTGGCCGCTTCGGTGGTTCGAAGTTCATCTCCGAAAAGATGGCGATCCCGGCTGAGTTCGTGCGTTCCCACTTCGGCCAGAACTTTAAAATCGAAGACGGCAAGGTCGTGGCTTACGACGGGCAGGGCAACAAGGTGTTCTCCCGCACCAAGCCTGGCGAACTGGCTGGCTTCGATGAAGCGCTGGAATCTCTGGTCGAGTTGCATCCGCAGAAAGACTACATCCTCAAAGCGTCCGGCAACAGCGGCGGTGGCTCCCACCAGTCGCAGCATCAGGCCGGGCAAAAAACCATGAAACGCGGTGCGTTTGACGCTCTGGATGGCGCAGGAAAGCAGGCTGCGCTTAGCGACGGCGTCAGCATCGTCGATTAATCGAAAGGATATTTAGAATATGAGCAATACGCTTACTGGGTTAATTCCCACTCTTTACACCGCACTGAACCGCGTATCCCGCGAGCAGGTCGGCTTCATCCCTGCCGTGGCGCGCAACGCGAAAGCTGATGCTGCGGCTAAAGACCAGACCGTCACCGCGCCGGTGGCACCAAAAACCACCACCGTCGATATCACTCCTGCAGCGACCGCCCCGAACGATGGCGATCAGAACATCGGTACCGTGGATGTTAAAATCACCAAATCCAAAATGGCCCCGGTCAAATGGAACGGTGAAGAACAGCTGGCTATCGGGCCGTCAGGTAATTACGACGTCATCCTGGCTGACCAGTTTTCCCAGGCCTTCCGTGCGCTGAGCAATGAGATGGACGCTGACCTGGCGGCGCTGTACTACAAATCATCCCGCGCAGTGGGCGCGCCGAAGGATACCCCGTTCAGCATCAAAGACGATCTGTCTGATGCGGCGCTGGCCCGCCAGATCCTGGTTGATAACGGTTCTCCAACCACCGATATGCGCATGGTGCTGGGCGGCGAGGCGATGGCCTCTATTCGTGGTAAGCAGTCCGTGCTGTTCAAAGCGAATGAAGCCGGCACCGACCAGCTCCTGCGCGAAGGTATCATCGGTCGCGTGATGGGCTTCAACCTGCATGAATCGGCCAACATCAAGCGCACGGCGAAAAGCACAGCATCTGGCTACAAGGTCAACGGTGCGAAGAAAGAGGGCGACATCATTGTGGCTATCTCTGCGGGTACAGGTGGGATTGCAGTCGGTACCGCAGTGAAATTCGATGGTGATGACAATCAGTATCTGGTCGTTGCCGCCACTTCTTCCAGCATCACCATTGGTGCGCCGGGTCTGCGTCAGGATCTGGCAGACCAGGCAGCCGTCACCGTGCTGAGCGAGTTTGCGCCAAACATGGCATTCGACCGCAACGCATTCCTGCTGGCGTGCCGCACCCCGGCAATGCCAAAAGGCGGCGACACCGCCGACGATGTGATGAACGTGACCGACCCGGTATCCGGCATCACCTTCCAGATCGCGCTGTATCGCCAGTACCGTCAGGTGCGTTATGAAGTTGGTGTGGCGTGGGGCGTTGCAGCCGTGCAGCCTGAGCATTCCACCATCATCATGGGTTAACCACTGGGGCTTCGGCCCCTTTGTTTTCAGGAGGCCCAATGGCCGGATTAACCAAAGAGCAGCGCGCGCAGCGTGAGGCTGAAAAGCTCGCCGCGCAGAACGGCGCTGAACAAACTCCTGTTCAGCAGGACCAACAGCAGGACCAGCCTGGTGTTGAGCTGGTGGTCATGGTGCGTGATATCCCAGAGTTTCCCGGCGGCCCACTTAGTGCTGAGGTTCACCCTGACGAAGTGGCTAACTGGCTGGCGCTGGACTGGCGTCTGGAGGAGTAACCATGCTGGTTGCCGAGCCCCATTCACCTGACTTCAACAGCTACGCCAGCGTTGCTGACCTGCGTGCGTTCGCGGCGGGGCGCGGGTATACCGTTCCTGCCGATGACGGCGAGTGCGCCCAGATGCTTATGCAGGCTATGGACTTTCTGGAAGGGAAGACCTGGCGCGGCCAGCGCTCCAGCACATCGCAGTCGCTGTCGTGGCCGCGCATGGGCGTGCGCTTTGATGGCGTTGACCTGCCGGATGACACCATTCCGCAACGCCTGGTTGATGCGCAGTGCCGCCTGGCTATCGAATCGCAGGAGATAGACCTCACGCCTTCGGTCGCAGGTGGTGGAGCGGTGACGATGGAGCGCGTCGAGGGAGCGGTTACCGTTCAGTACGAGCCGGGAACGAATAAGGCCTCACCGTCATTCCCCTGGTTCTATTCCTCGCTTCGCGGGCTGGTGGTTGGCGGCAATCAAATCCGTATCGAAAGGGGGTGACATGCCAATCGACTACCGCCGTATTCGCGCAACAGCAACCAGGCTGCTCACCGAGAACGGGAAGATCTATCCGTTAACCCGCGGCGGCACCACAACCCGCGATCAGTTCGGCAAAGAGGTTACCACTCCGGCTGTTAACGGGACCGTGACCGGCGTTATCACTGAATACTCTGCACGCGAAATTGACGGCTCCCTGATTGCCACCGGCGATAAGAAGCTGGCGGCCACGTTCGAAACAGAGGTGCGTATCGATGACCGCATCGAAATCGACGGCAAAAAGTGGCGCGTGGTGCAGCCTAACCCGGTTAAGCCTGCCGATGTGCTGATCTCCTACAACATCCAGCTGAGGGCGTAAGTATGGCTAGTTCAGTTAATCAACCGTTCCTGGCTGCCATTCAGCTGTTCGTGGATAGTTCGAAGCAGGAGATGGATCAGGTAGTGCGCCGGACGGGCATTAAAATCCTCGCTCAACTGGTTGAGATGTCCCCGGTGGGCCAGCCGGATATCTGGCAGGTTAACCAGACAGCGACGGCGTACAACACTGCGGTGCGGGAGCATAACGCGGCCCTTCGCGATGACCCTGCCAACCTGACCAAATCGGGACGGCTTAAGCGTGGTCTGCGTGTAAATGACTCGATGGACATCAAAAAGCCTGAGGGCTATGTCGGCGGGCGCTTCAAAAACAACTGGTATGTGGGTTTCGACAGCCAGCCGACGCAGTCCAATGATACGCCGGACGCCTCAGGTCAGGGCTCAAACTCACGCGGCCTGGCGGTGCTCGAGGTATTCCGGGTAGGGCAGGTCAGCTCGATTTACTTCACCAATAACCTGCCGTATGCACAGGCGCTGGAGAACGGGCACTCCGGTCAGGCCCCTGGCGGCATGGTGGGCATCACTGCGCTGGATGCCGCGCAGCTGTTCCGTGAGGCAATGAGTGAGGTGCGCAATGGCCAGTGACCAGTCAATACGGATCGCTGACCTGCTGGAAGGTCGTATAGCGGTTATCTGCTCCTCGCTCGGGCTTCCTGTGGCATGGCCGAACATCGCGTTTACTCCCCCGGATAATGCGCCTTATGGGCGCGTTTATGTCTTGCCTGCACAAACCGTGGGGCAGGATCTTGAAGGCCAGTTGCGTACGTACCAAGGTATTCTCCAGCTCAACATCATTGCCCCTGCTGGAAGTGGCGTGACTCAGGCCAGGCGGCTGGCAAAATCGGTCGCTGACGCCTTCCCCGAAGGTTTGCCGCTAGTGGATGGTGATCTGACTGTGTACATCAACGGGCCGCCGCAGGTGCGCACGCCGATACAGGATCGCCCGACATCTGCACCAAACGGCAGTAGCGGCTCCATCACCTACACTACCCCTGTCAGCATGCAGTACCGCGCTGATTACTGACCCGCCACCCGGCGGGTTTTTTTATTTCCTCAATTCAGGAGAATGCAATGGCATTCGCAATCCCTAACGGGTCACGTGTGAACGTGGCCAAGGCCTATCTTGCGCCGATTGTCTTCACTGCAGCCTCCAACGCGACGGAATGCGAACTGACCGTTGCCTCGGCTGCCGGGATCCTCGCGGGCGACGTGGTCCAGGTAAGCTCTGGCTGGCTCAAGCTCGATAATATGGTGCTGCGCGTTAAATCGGTGACCGGCACCAAAATTGTGCTGGAAGCCTTCGATACCACCGACACCAAGAAATACCCGGCGGGCACCGGCGCGGGTACTCTGCGAAAAGTCGATTCGTGGATCACCATGCCGCAGGTCATGACGCTGTCCACTGAGGGTGGTGACCAGCAGACCATCAGCGTGCAGTTCCTGGAAGATGATAAGGCCCGTACCATCCCGACGTTCAAAAATGCCGTGGTTCAGGTCTACACCTTCGCGCATGACCCGCAACTGGCGATCTACAAACGCCTGATTGACCTGGACGACTCCAGCGACACCACGGCGGTGTGGTTCCATAACCTGCGTGGCAAAGCGGATCGTTATTACTCCGCCAGAGTCTCATTCCAGCGTGTGCCGCGTACAGAAATCAACTCCGTGGAAAGCAATGAAACGCGTATGAACTTCGAGTCGGATATGCAGATTTACCCGATCGCTGATTCCTCTGCTATGCCGCTGGCATTCCTGACTAACCTGCCGGGCACCAAGTCTGCAGCTGTTGGCTCAGCGCTGGACCTGGCTGTAGTTATGCAGGGCGGCTCAGCGCCTTACACCTACGTGTGGAAGAAAGGCGGCACGGCAATCCCAGGCAAAACCGCTTCGACGTTCAACATCCCATCTGTCGCATCCGGTGATGCCGGTTCATACACCTGCGACGTTACAGACGCCGCTGGCAAAACCCTTTCCTCTGCTGCGTGCACCGTCACCGTCAGTTAACCTCCAGGCCCGGTTCGCCGGGCCATTCTGAGATGAATCAATGACCCAATTTTCCCTGATCCCGAACCCAACGTTTCCCGCTACCGCCAGTATCCCGCAAGCCGGTAAAGAGGACGGCAAACTGAGCTTTACCTTCCGCCACAAGACGCTTGAAGAGCTACGCGTGATGGACGAGAAGCTGCAAAAAAAGGCCGATGGCAAAAAGGCTCCTATTGAGCCACAGGCCGATTACCTTATGGAAATCGTCGAAGGCTGGGCGCTGCCGGACGAGTTTACCCGCGGTAATGTGGTCATCCTCCTGCAGAACTATCCGCGAGCGTTCGACAGCATCGGTCTGGCCTACACCAAAGAGCTGATGGGCATTCGCGAAAAAAACTGAGGCAGGTCGCCGCAGCGATGTATACACCGGGACCGACACTTGCGGAGTTAGCCGCTTTTGGTTTAACGCCTGAGGACGTGGAGGAAGAGGTGGGGATCCTGCCATCCATATGGGAGGCCTTTACCGTCTTCTCCGCACTGGCGACTCAATGGCGCGTCGGCGCGAGCGGTGCGACCGGTCTTGATTACAACGTTCTCCCCTGGGTGTTTCAGTTGCACGGGGTCGAGGATGCGGCGGCCTGCATGGCTGATATTCGAATCATGGAAAGCGAGGCTCTCAAAGTGATGCATAAGGAGACGGCCTGATGAGTGACCAAATCGCCTCGATCACATTGCGCGCTGACGTATCCGATCTGAAAACGGCCAGCAATGAACTGGATAAACTCGGTGAAGCTGCGGCGGGTGCTGTAGGCAAAGCGGATGACCTTAACAGCGTATTCCGCGCTGGCGCTGAGTCTGCGAAGCAGGGCAGTGAAGGTATTAAAGAGCAGCAGGCTGCTCTGAAAGGGCTGCTGGAGAACATCGACCCGGTAAACAAGGCGCTTAACCGGCTGGATGAACAGCAGGCTGCGCTTCGTAACTTCCAGACCAAAGGCTTCCTGGATACCGACGATTTTCAGCACTACAACAAAATCCTCGACGACACGCGGCTTAAGCTGACGGATACTGGTGAGGCGGCAGCCAGGGCGCAAGCTGAACTGGCAGCGACCCAGGCCGCCGAGAAGCAGTCCGCCGCGCTGAAGAACCTGCTGGGCTCCATCGACCCGACTATCCGCGCGTTCAACTCGCTGGATGAGCAGCACGCGCAGCTGGTGGCCCATTTCGAGTCAGGGCGCATCAATGGCGTGCAGTTCGAGCACTTCAACACCATCCTCAGCCAGACGCGGGAGCGGCTTTCATCTGTCGCCAGTGCTCTACCTGATGCCCTATCGAGACAGGAGATTGCAGCTCAGCGTGCGGGTATTTCAGTGGGGCAGTACAGCGCCGCGTTGCGCATGCTCCCGGCGCAGTTTACCGATATCGCTACGCAGCTGGCTGGTGGGCAATCCCCGTTCCTGATCCTGCTCCAGCAGGGTGGACAGATTAAAGACTCCTTCGGCGGGTTTGGGGCCATGTTCCAGGCCCTGAAAGATGCCCTGTTTGGGTTCAACGAAGAAAGCAAAGAAACCTCAGAGACTGCGGACAATATCAATGATGCGGCGGAGGGGCTCAACAACACCTCTGAAGCAGCTGAGAAACTCGGTAGGGCTGGTGGGCTGCTTAACGGCTTTAACCTTGCCATTGCAGGAACAGCTGCAGTGCTCGCTGTTCTGGCGGGGGCCGCATACAGTTCATCCCAGCAGTTTGATACCGTCGCCCGATCGCTCATCTCGATGGGCGGCGCTGGCTTTTCTTCCATGGTGCAGCTTAATGATGCGGCGAGTGAGGTTGCCGGCAATGCAGGATCTTCGCTGGCGGACGCCGTGGATATATTGGTTAAGCTCAACGATACGGGCAAATACACCGACGTTCAGATGAAGAAAGTGGCCAGCGCGATATTGGCTATGGGAGATGCTGGGCTTGATACCAAAGCAGCACTTGCTGACTTTTCACGTATCGCGAGCGATCCCGTTAAGGCGCTGGCCAGCATAAACCAGCATTATGGCTTCGTTGATGAAGCCATGATGAAGCACATCATCATCCTCGAAAAAACGAAGGGAAAAACAGCCGCGGCAAACGAAGCGATTACGCTGTTCGCCAACACCATGGAGGATCGCAGTAATAAAATTGTAGAGGATACCGATAATATCGGGCAGGCCTGGCAGGGGTTAAAGGCTTTTGCGTCTGATTCCTTTGGGCAGATTGGGATCACGGTCCGCGCCTGGGGAAACCAGATACTGGATATTTTTGATCTGGTTAAGGCATCGATAAAGGATCTCTTTCTCAATATCACTTCGCTGGATGCCAAATTTACCGGGACATTAGCTGGCTGGGCTGAAAAAATACCCGGCGGCGGTGCAATAACTGAGTTCCTCGGCATGGATGTTGAGGCTATGAAAAAGGCCGGGACTGAAGCTGACAAAGAGATTGCGGCGAACAAAAAACGCTACGATGAACTCTGGAAGCGGGTTACTGCGCCTAACGCACAGGCAAACTATGAAGCTGAAGCGCGAGGAGCCAACGTTAAAGGGGAGGGAGGCACGAGCCGCGAATCAAGGGATGCGGTAACAAAACTTGCCGAGGACTCTGCCAAAAAGACAAGAGAAGCAAAGGCCACGCTGGATGCTGGTGATCGCACTCTGGAGAACTACCGCGCCCAGGCCAGAACGCTAACGGAAACCCTCGAAACCCTACGCCAGACTGGCGAAACCCACGCCAAAAACACCGAGTTCAGTAAACAGCAATCCCACTTTGCTGAGCTGGATGAGGCTGCCAAAACTCGCGCCCTGACAGCCCAGGAGAAGTCTCTCCTGACGAGTCGGGAAACCATTCTGAACGCCGCCAAGGTGGTGGATCAGAAAAATAAGGAAGTTGAGGCCCAGCAGAAAATTAATGGGCTGGCGCAGCAGGCTAACAAGTACGTCACTCAGATGTCGGAAAAGACGGATGCCTTGCGCGATAGTGCGGGCCTCAGCAGCCGCCAGACGCAGCGAATGATGGAGGAGGCGCAACTTCGTCAGGGCTGGCTGAATGGAGGCGGTAAGCTTGACGATGCTGGCTATGAGAAGGAATTAGCGGCGCTTCGGAAATATTATGCTGAAGAAGATAAGCTGCGCGGCGACTGGAAATCAGGTGCTATCAGCGGTTGGAATGAGTATTTGGACGCTGCCACCAATACCTATGACGCTGTTAAGAACGTAGCCAGTTCTACCCTCACCGGTCTGAGCGACATGCTGACCGAGCTTATGACTACCGGCAAAGCATCGGTTAAAGAGTTTGGCAAATCGATGCTGAAGATGATCCTCGATGTGACAAACCGCCTGATGGTGGCCTATGCAGTCCAGGCTGCTATGGGGTGGGTAAGCGGCAGCACAGGTGGTGGCGCTACGCCTGGCGGTGCTTATGCCAATGCGGCCGCGGGCGTCACGTTTAACGCAAAAGGCGGCGTCTACGAGTCTGCAGGCCTCAGCAAATATGTGAATGGCATCTATGACTCCCCTCAGTACTTCACCTTTCAGGGTGCATCGAAATTCGCGAAAGGCGGGGTCTTCGCTGAGGCTGGCGCAGAGGCGATCATGCCACTTACTCGTGACTCAGCCGGGCGACTGGGGGTCAGGGCGCAAGGTGGGGGCGGTGTGCAGCCGCAGGTAAATATTGATATTTACGTCGATAACAAGGGCAACTCATCATCAAACACGTCTGGAGATGGAAGTGCTGCGGCGCGGGCTTTAGGGAGGGAGATCGAAGCCAAGGTGACCGAGATCCTTATGAGGGCGGCTCGAAGCGATGGCCTGCTTGGTAGGCAGTTCCAGTCCAAGTAATAATGTCCTGGCTGTGGTTTTGAGATAGCAATATCAGCCGTGCCTGGTTACACCTATGCACACCCTGGTTATCATGCTCATAAACATACTAATCAGGGGATGATAGTGCTTAAAAAAATACTCATGAAGATTCTCAAGACCATTGGGCTGCTCATTCTTCTTATCATTGTGATCGGTATTGCTGCAGTACTTAACAAGCCTTCCGAAGCAGAAAAGAAGCAAAAGGAAGCCAAAGAACTATCCGATACAAAACTGGATGAGCTTAGGGGAGCGTGTGAGGCTTATGTGAAAAAGTCGGTCATTAACAAAAGCACCTTGGATATGTCGACGTTTGACTCGAAGAGGTGGCAGGGGAATGACGGAAAGTTTTATGCAACGCAGGAGTTTAGCGCCAAGAACAGATTCGGCCTTGAGCAAAAATTCAGGGGCGTTTGCATCGAAGATAAAGATGGTAAAAGTGATTATCGACTTGAAGAGGTGACCGGAAGTTAAGTCGAAGTGAGTACTTAACCTAGCCCACCCGGGCCACCCAACCGACCTCGAGCCTCGCTAACGCGGGGCTTTTAGGTCTATAGTCGATTGAGATCAATGAATCAGCATTTGCCGTTGCGCCTGTGCTATCTCCTGATAGGATTAATCTTATCTTTAACTGATGGGGGTAGGGATGTGAAGAAAATTCTTGTTGTTCTATTGGTGTCACTTTTCTCGCTAACAGCCACGGCTGCAAACAAACCATGCTCAGGTAAGAAAGGTGGAATATCGCATTGTTCAGGTGAAAAGTTTGTTTGTAATGATGGAACCATCAGCAAGTCTAAGAAGGTTTGCCAGAAATAGTAGTTTATAAATGGCTCCCAATATCAAATTCAAACCCGCTTCGGCGGGTTTTTTTATGGAGTAAATATGGCAGTTGAAACCTACAACTGGCGCTCGCAGATCGGCGCTGGTCCCGTCGAATACAGCCAGGCGCTGCGTACGGCCCAGTTTGGCGATGGTTACGAGCAGGTGGCCGAAAACGGTATTAACTCCACGGCCATTCAGGTACCGATGAAGCATGTCGGCGCAGAGGCGGAAGTAAACACAATCCGCGACTTCCTGCTTGCCCACACGGTCAAGGCCTTCATCATCACGCCGCCAGGTGAGGTGAAAGGGCTGTACCGGGTTGTCGCTGACTCCGTGCGGAAAAACCAACTGAATAGCAAATTCTCTGAGCTGACCTTCACTATCAAACGGGCCTACGGAGTCTACGCATAATGGCACTTGTCGATCAGGCGGCGATGCTGGCACCGGGTGGCAGGGTCCGCCTGGTCGAAGTGGATGCCTCCGAGTTTAGTGGCGGGATCCACCGCTTTCATTACGCACCATTCCCCCATACGCCAGCAGAGATTGACGCGGCGAACGGTGACGAATCCAAACTGGGACCGAAGCCCATAATCTGGGATGGCAACGCTTACGAGTTCTGGCCTTTCCAGATGAACGGACTTTCTCTCTCAACCGATCAGGCGGCAGAGCCCTCATTCAGCACATCTAATCTCGACGGACACATCACCGCACTGTGTCTGCAGTTCAAAGACATGGTCAACGCGAAGGTGAGCATCATCGACACCTATGCCGTTTACCTCGATGCGGTGAACTTCCCGGGCGGCGTCAACCCGACAGCCAATCCGACGATGTTCTCTTTGCAGACCTTCTGGCTGGACACCAAAACTGCGGAAGATGACGAGGTCGCGTCCTGGTCAATGAGTAGCCCAGCCGACCTGCAGGGATTGGTGATTCCTACCCGGCAAATCACATCGCTCTGTGAGTGGGCGCTGCGTGGTCAATACCGCAGCGGCGACGGCTGCACCTACAACGGCACGGCGTATTTCGATGCGAAAGGCAATGCGGTAGCTGACCCGGCGCTGGACGTGTGTGGCGGCTGCCTGAGTGACTGCCGTAAGCGGTTTGGTGCCGGACTGGCAGAGCCTAACGCAGCAAACCTCGACTTTGGCGGCTTCCCGGCAACCGTTCTCTTCTCCCGATAACCGGACATAACAATGAACAAAACCATTATGGCGGCGATCCGCGCGCATGCGCTAGAGGAATCCCCACGCGAGTGCTGCGGCTTCGTCATCCAGTCTGGGCGGCGTCAGCGTTACATCCCCGTGCCGAACAGCCACGAAAACCCCACAGAGCATTTCCGCATTGATGGCGAGCACTGGGCGAATGCTGAAGATGCTGGAACCATTATCCGCGTCATCCATTCCCACTCGGGCGACGGCGCCCGGCCTATCCCTTCAGACCTCGATCGCCAGCAGTGTAATAACTCCGGCGTGGTCTGGGGCATTTACGCACCGGACTGCGATGAATATGCAGAGGTAACGCCGGACGCCACCCCGCTGATTGGTCGCCCGTTCATTCTGGGCTCTCACGACTGCTGGGGGCTGGTCATGGACTGGCACGCCACCCAGGGCGTGATGCTTAACGATTTCCGCGTTGATTACCCATGGTGGGAAAGCCAGTACCCGGACAACCTTTATTTCGATAACTGGGAGCGGGAAGGGTTTGTCGAATGCGACCCGGCGCCCGGCTGCATGGTCATCATGCAGGTTGAGTCTGCCAAGTGGAACCACGCGGGGATCATCACTGAAGAAGGCGAGTTGCTTCACCATCTTTACGGCCAGCCTTCATGCGTCACGCCGTACGCCCGCGGCTATTTCAAAGACCGGACCATGATCTGTGTTCGCCACAAAGACCTGCAGCAGGAGATTCTACCATGGCGCGTTTAACCACTATTCGCCTGTACGGGGCGCTGGGGGCACGGTTTGGCCGCGTTCATCGGCTGGCGGTGCAGACATCGGCAGAGGCGGTGAAGGCGCTCTGCATAAACCTGGACGGGCTGGAAAGCTACCTGATGAACGCCAAAAAGAACGGTATGATCTTTGCGGTGTTCCGAGGTAAGCGTAACATCTGCGCGGATGACTTCAGGGATCTGACCGGGGATAGCGATATTCGAATTGCACCAGTGATGGAGGGGGCAAAAAAAGCGGGTATGTTCCAGACGATACTTGGGGCAGTCATGGTGGTTGCTGGGGTGGTTGCCTCGTTCATACCAGGCGGGCAGGCATTCGCGCCTTCGTTACTTATCGGTGGTGCCAGCATGATGGTCGGCGGCATTTACCAGATGCTCTCGCCGCAGCCTAAAGGCCTACAGGGACGCGATGATCCCGATAACAAGCCCAGTTATGCCTTTGGCGGCGCCGTCAATACGCTGGCAATGGGCAACCCGGTCGCGCTGCTGTATGGCGAGCGCGAGATAGGCGGCGCCATTATTTCAGCAGGGATTGTGGCAGAGGACATCTGACAGCTTCTCACTCTTCAATTAGCACCCACTCGGGTGCTTTTTTATGGATGCAATATGGCAACGATTACTGGTGCAAAGGGTGGCAGCCAGAAGCAGCACACGCCCGTGGAACAGCCTGATTCAGCCCAATCTATGGCGCGTTGCCGCATGCTGCTGGCGCTTGGCGAGGGTGAGTTTGCTGGTGGGCTGGATGCGACCCGGATTTTCCTCGACGGCACGCCGCTGGGCAACGCCGACGGCTCAATGAACTTTGAGAACGTCTCCTGGGATTTTCGCCCGGGCACGCAGACACAGACGCCGATCGCCGGCTTCCCGGCTGTTGAGAACGAGACCAGTATCGGGGTTCAACTGACGAAGGCAGCGTCCTGGACGCGTGCCATCAGCAATACCCAGATTGACGCTGTGCTGGTACGCATTGGCATCACCGGGCTGCAGCAGCAGGAGAAGGACGGCGATATCGTGGGCACCACCGTCACGTATCACATCGACGTTGCGGTTGATGGCGGGGCATACCAGACAGTGCTCACCAAAACGGTAACGGAAAAGCTCAGTTCACTGTACGAATTGACGCATCGCATCAATCTGCCCAAAGCCACCACTGGCTGGCAGATCCGTGTGGTCCGCGATACTGCCGACAGCGCCAGCCAGATGCTGCAGAACAAAACGCAGGTGCAGGCCATCACCGAGGTCATCGACGCCCGCCTGCGCTACCCGCATACCGCGCTGCTGTATGTGTCATTCAATGCCAAAGCATTCAGCAGTATCCCGAAAATATCCTGTAAGCCGAAAGGCCGGGTGATCCGCATCCCGCAGAACTATGACCCCGATGCGAGGACGTACAGTGGCACATGGGACGGCACATTCAAGTGGGGCTGGACGAACAACCCGGCGTGGATCTGGTTTGATGTCCTGACAGAGCCGCGCTTCGGCCTGGGGCGCCGGGTAACGGTGGATATGCTCGATAAATGGGAGCTCTACCGCATTGCCCAGCGCTGTGATCAGCAGGTACCGGACGGGAAGGGTGGTACCGGCACAGAGCCGCGATTCATGTTTGACGTCTATATCCAGTCGCAGGCCGACGCCTGGCAAGTGATTAAGGATATCGCTGCTGGCTTCAACGGCATGACGTTCTGGGGCAACAACATGTTCAATGTTGTCTCTGATATGCCGGCAGACACGTCGAAGCTGCAGATCCTCACCCGCGCATCAGTGCTGGGTAAGCCAACGTATTCCAGCGGCAGCGAAAAGACACGATTCTCGAGCGCGCTGATTAACTTCAGCGACCCGGATAACCATTATCAGGATCGCACCACCGCGGTAATGTTTCCTGAGCTGGTGAAGCAATTCAAATTCAAGCAGACCCAGCTCACTGCCATCGGCTGTACACGTGAGAGCGAGGCGCAGCGCCGTGGCGGGTGGGCGGTTTATTCTAACTCACTGGACCGTATCATTACGTTGCAGACCGGGCTGGATGGCTTCGCCTATGTCCCTGGCACCGTATTTGCCTTCGCTGATGAGCGCGTTTCCGGGCGCGTTTATGGTGGTCGCCTCACGGACTATAACGCCGGGCTTAAAGCGGTAACAACCGATCGCGGTACCAGCGCTGTCGCGGGTGACACACTGATGATCCGCACCCAGGGCGGCATTGTGGAAAGCCGGGTTATACAGGCGGTCAACGGCACGCAGCTGATCGTGGCCACGCCGTTCACCGCAGCGCCAGCGCCAAACGCCGTATTCGTTATCGATGCCGGGCAGTTGCGCCTGCAGTACTTCCGCGTCACGAACCTGATGTTTAACGATGAGGAAAACACCTATACCATTACCGGCGCGGAATACAACGCATCGAAATATGATGCCGTCGACCACAATGCGCGCCTCGATATCCCGCCGATCAGCCTCATCCCCACGGGAGTTGTCTCACAGCCCGGCAATATCGTGGTAACGAGTTACGAGTCGGTGCGCCAGGGCCAGCGCATAGCGACGCTGACCGCATCCTGGGATGCTCCGCTGGATAAAGCCGGTAAGCCGCAGGCCGATGTGATCGCCTATCAGGCTCAGTGGCGCCGGAACGATAGCGAGTGGGTAAACGTCCCTCAGACTGGCCTTCGCAATATTGAGGTGCCCGGCATTTTTGAAGGTGATTACCTGGTGCGGGTCCGGGCGATAAACTCAGTCGGGGCGTCCAGCCTGTGGGCAACGTCAACGCTGACACACCTCAAAGGCCGTGTGGGAGATGTTCCAAAGCCAGTTAATTTCCGTACCACGCCATTGCTCTGGGGCGTGCAGCTGGACTGGGATTTCCCTGCCGGCACTGGCGATACGCTGCAGACAGAAATTCAGTATTCCACAGTATCAACCGGCGCGAACCCGATGCTGCTGGCTGGTGTTCCGTACCCTCAGCAAATTTACCAGCAACTTGGGCTAAAGGCCGGGGTAGGGTTCTGGTACCGGGCGCGGCTGGTGGATCGCACTGGCAATAAGTCAGCCTGGACTGCCTTCATTCAGGGCAGCAGCAGCTCGGATGCCGCGGATTACCTGTTGGATATCGATAACCAGATCAAACAGACCGACGCCTACAAAGACTTGGTTTCGGATATAACTGATCTGGGTGAAGATATCCAGTCAGCGCGCGACGACATCAGCACAGTCACAACAGAGTCGGCGGCGACCAAAGCGGGCCTGGCGAAGGAGATCACGGACCGTAAGAAAGCCATCACCGACGAGGCAGCGGCCCGCGGCCAGGCGCTGCTGACCGAGAAGAACGAGCGCGTCGCGGATATCAGCAACGTCAACCAGACGATTCAGACCACAACCGAATCGCTGGCGCAGCAGATTGCGCAGGTGTCGGCGGGGACCGGTTCTCAGTTCGATCCGGCCAAAATCTGGTACTTCGATTCGACTGCGGAGGGCTGGTCCGGCAACGGCACGCCGACCATTGTTAACGGCTGGTTGCGCCCTGCCAACCACGCATCGGACCCGTACGTTGCTTCTCCTGCAACGCTGGGCATAACAGCAGCTGCGTATCGCTTCCTGAAGCTGCGCATCAGGAAAGTGGGAGCGCCTGCATGGGCGGGTGAAATTCGCTGGCGCAATACGGCCAGTTTCAACGAAACCAACCGCTTCGTGGTGGCCGAACCGGCGTATAACGCCGACGGCGTTGCCACGCTGGAATGCGACGATATCCCCTGGCTGGCCGAGACGACGATTAACCAGATTCGGCTGGACCTTTCCAGTAAACAAGACGCGACAAACTACTTCCTGATTGACTGGGTGGCGATCGGGCGGCCAACGCCGGGCGCCGGGATGGCGGCGCTGCAGCAGGAAACGACAGCCCGTGTTACCGGCGACCAGGCGGAAGCCACGGCGCGCGAGACGCTGGCGACGCAGATCCGGGGCGGTTATACCGGTGACGACCCATCAAAACTGGCCTCGGGCCTGCTGTACACCGAACGCCAGGCGCGCATCACGGCACAGGAAGCGGAGGTCACAGAAAGGAAGAAGCTGGAATCGACCGTTAACGCTAACCAGGCTTCCGTTACTCAGGAGCTGGCGACGCTGACAACTGAACAGGAGGCTCAGGCCGCCACGCTTTCAGACCTGCAGACCACCGTTGGCAAAAATAGCGGTGACATTACACGCATCGATAAAGCGGTCGCGGATAACAACAAGGCGCAGACCACCGCGCTGGCTGCGGTTAAGGCCACGACCGACCAGAACACTTCGGACATCAGCACGGAAACTACGGCCCGCACGGATGCTGACAGCGCGCTCGGCCGCCGCATCGATACGCTGAAAGTGGATGTGGACGGCAACACGGCCAGCCGGGACGCCGGTATCGTCGGTAACGTCACCAATGCGCTCGCCAGCTTCACCGCGTTCTCTGAACAGCGCGTGACGTATGCTGTTGGCGAAACGAAAACGATGGCTGAAATCATCGAAAGCCGGAAGACCGCCGCGGATGCCACGAGTGCCGTGGCGGAGCAGGTCACCACGCTTAAGGCGACGGTTGAGCAAAACGGTAAGACCAACGCCGCCGCCATTACGCGCATTGATAAAGCTGTTACGGATCTGGAAAGCGCCACCGCGACCAGCATTGAGCAGGTGACGGCTGCGATCGACGATACCAATGCCAGTGTCCAGACGACCAGTAAAGCTGTTGCTGACATTACCGGTAAGCTGGGTGCCCAGTGGGGCGTTAAGGTTCAGGTGGAAGCGAACGGGGTTAAACGTATCGCGGGTATTCAGCTGGGCATTGATGCAACCGGGTCCTCAAACTTCCTGATTTCTGCCGATACGTTTGCGGTTTATAACCCGACGACAAAAGGACAGGAACTGGTATTTGCGGCTACCGGCGGGCAGATATTTTTACAGTCTGTATTTATCAAGGATGGCTCGCTGGATAATACCAAAATCGGCAATTACATCCAGTCCAGTACGTGGGACGGGACCGGAAATATCGGCTGGCATATCAATAAATCCGGTTACGCGGTGTTCAATAATGTGACCGTGCGCGGGACCGTCTATGCCACCAACGGAGAATTCAGAGGCACTATTTATGCTACAGATGGAGACTTCAAAGGCACAGTTTACGCGAACAAAATCGTAGGCGATGTCGTTAATATGTTCTCCTTCCCTGGTGGCAGATTCAGGGGAGATCCAGGCCAGCAAAGAGATTTTTATCGACAGGTTACCTGGGCGGGGGGTGTCCCGTATGACGTCACTATCGCTGTTCCGACATTTGTCGTCTGGAATGAAAGTGAAGCTTATAATGGTTCTCTGGAAGCATATATCAATATAAACGGGAGAGATATTACAGTAGTGTCTCTTGGCTTAAAGCTATCGTATAACGACCCCAATAGTGTCAGTCGTCAGGTTAACAGTTATGTACCTGTGACAGGTAGTCTGGATATACCTGCAAATTCAGGGCCTGTAACTATACGTGTTGGCCTGAGAGGAATAACTAATGCCAATACTTTTATGGATATGCAGCCATCAATGGCGTTAATTACCAAAAGAAATTCCCCAAACTTCTCCGGTTATTCAGGTAATTAATTCCGGTCAGGTGGATGCTGGCGATTTAGCTTTAACGGGCTGTAAATAAAAATCCGATATAAGTATTTCGGCTGCGCACACGTTGTTTCTTCTGAATTCAATAATTACACCCTTATAACCCAGCTCCGGCTGGGTTTTTCATTTTAAGGACATCACGAATGGCCACACTTGATGACGATTTAGCGAATGCCGTCACGGAAGGTTTTCGCCAGGCGCAGATTGATATCGTCAACCAGGACCTGATTTTATCGGGCACTGGTGACGTCACCGTTACTCTGGCAAATGGTTCGAAAAAAACGGGCCCCAGCTGGTCGAAGCTGATCACCGCTGCGAACGCGGCAGGGACCAGCGCTGCGGCGGCGGAAGCGTCAGCGAAGAATGCTAAAACCTCTGAGACGAACGCAAACACGTCGAAAAATGCGGCAGCCAGCAGTGCCTCTGCGGCTGATACATCAAAGACCAACGCCAAGACCTCAGAAACCAATGCGAAAACATCTGAGACGAATGCCAGGACGTCAGAGAACAACGCAGGGGCGAGCGCCAGTAGTGCCGCAGCATCGCTGGCCGCCGCGCAGCAGTTGACCTCTGTACCCTACGAGGAAGCGCCATACCCTGACGTCTGGGCGCCACTTAATGACGATCTGCGTTTGCTTGCCGGGTTTGCACCATACGACAAGTTGACCATTTCCGGGCAGGTGCTGGAGCTGCCGACAAAGTCACTGACATTTAGCCGGGTAACTTCTGCAACCTATATTGATAAATCGGGGGTGTTACAAACGGCTGCTATTAATGAGCCAAGGTTTGAGCGTGACGGTTTATTAATGGAAGGCGCGAACACCAATCTATTCGCTAACTCGCTTTCTGCGTCATGGTCGGTTGTGAACAGTACAGCTACGCCCGATACGTCCATTCTTGCACCCGATAAGACCCAAAACGGGATTGTGCGCCTGGCGTCTGCGGGCGGTACTAACACACAGACAGGCGCAGCAATACCGAACCCCATCGCCAATTTGACTGCGGGAGGATTCTGCGCGTTCTCCGTCTTTGCCAAGGCAGACACGCACAATCTTATTCAGCTCCGCTGGTTAGCTGGTACGGCAGGTGTCACTAACAGATATCTCAATGTGGACTTACTTACCGGGGAAGTCGGTGCTCATACATTGAAATATGCCGAGGTCGTCAGGATGGCCAATGGCTGGTGGCGTATATTAGCTGTTACTCCAATTGATGGGTCGTTAACAGGTAATACCTCCTCAGAACCAGGAGTTGAATTAATTTCAGCTTTAACAGATCCGCGTAGACCAGCGGTTTCACTCCCCAGCACGGCCGGGGTGTACCTCTTCGGGCCACAACTTGAATCGGGTGCTATTGCTTCGTCCTATATTCCAACCAGTGGCGCATCAGCGACCAGGGCTGCGGATAACCTGCAACTCCAGGCATCAGGCAATGTCGGGTATGGCAAGAGTGACGATAAAGTCGATAAGACTACATCGCTTGAAGTTACTGTGAACCAGATGGGCTTAACTGGTACTAATTACATCAACGTCATGTCCGTAAGCAACAGCGTGAATAATGATGTGTTCCTCCGAATTGATGCAACCAAGGTATTCTCTTATCGTGGGGCAGCGGCCACGCTGGTTAATACCAACACTCAGTTCAGCCACAAGACTTACGTACAATCTATTGATAGAGCCGATAATGTCACTGTCTATTTAGACGGGGTGGCGGCTACTCGAGTTAGTCCACCAGTGGCTAGCCAGTTGGAGCCATCTGTAATGACTTTCCAGGGCACGTCACTGTCCGTTCACCATATACGCAACTTCCGTATCTGGCACCGCTTGTTGACGGCTAATCAAATCAAAGGACTCCGCTAATGAAAGATATCTATCTGCGCTTTGCTGACGCCGATGAAATGCGTATGCAGTTAATTGGGGCGGGTTTTCTGGTCGATGAAGATCAGGGCTGTTTATACCACCCGGATATCAGCCTGGATATCATCGGAGTTATTACCATCGTCAGCGATGTTGAAAATCCTGGGCAAGAAAACGAGTTAATAAAATATTCCGAGGAACCTGGTTATCACGCCAATATCCGGGTAATGAATGACGGGCTTGATTTATCACCTCTGCATGAATTCATCGTGACTCCAAAAACGCCTGCTCGCGTCTGGGCATAAGGAAATTACATGGCAAAAAGACAAGATAGTATTACTCTTACTGCGGCAGATGTAAAAGCCCTGAGTACAGAAGGTGGTACTGTAAATGGTAACGTGATATGCAAAAATAGTGTTCAGATTAAAAGTGTCGACGCTTCGTCAAATACGCTTCTTTATTTGCAGGATAATAATGGAGGTGCGAGAAGCATCTTCTTCACCGCGCCAAACGGTACTACGCAACTACAGGTTAACAGTAATCCAACGACGGTCAGCTATATTTACTCCTTTAACGTCGATGGAGGGTTTTCATCTAAATATCTCAGCACAGGTGCTCCGTTGGCTACAAGCTGGGCGCAGTCCTGGCAACGGGGTTACGCTGGTGCGTATATGGACTCAACCCTGGATAACCAGGGCATGGGGGCCATAGCTGCTTGGTCCTGGGGCTATCAACATGGCGGAGGTTACCCTCTGCGGACGAGCTGGGGTAATGTCGGCAACGGTACAGGTAACTGGGGCAATACCACGATGGTCCAGTTTGGGGATAGCGGCTCAAAAGTCCGTTACTGGCTTTTTACACCTGAAGCAGGGGATCTCGTCACCTCAACGGGCGGGGACGGTGGGTTTTCCGGCAACTATACGTATCAGAAGGCAGCTACATCTGATGCCACACTGAAGCACAATATCGCCTATGACGATGGCAAAGCCTCTTACGACAACATCAGGAAGCTGAAACCCTGCACGTTCGTGTATAACGGCGATTATCTGGAGCGTGTGCGCCGGGGGATCATCGCCCAGGACGCTTTACGGGATATTGACCGTGAGTATGTGAAGCTGGTTCCCGCTGCGCCTGAGTTTGACAAAGAGGGGAATCGTTGTGATAAAGACGACACCTTAGCTCTTGATAATAACGTTATCCAGATGGATACGGCGCTGGCGCTGCATCACGCGATTGCCAAAATCGAGGCGCTGACAATCCAGGTCACGCAGCTGCAGGCTGAGGTTCAGGCGCTAAAATCGTAACGGCACCAGGATGTTCATCAGTAATTATCATCAGCCGCATTTCGATCTCTTTGAAGAAAAAAAGCCCGTACGGGAACGGGCACAAATCCCTTAGTTTTGTTATCAATCCCGCGTTCAGGACGCAGGTAGTTAACATATCGGCAGCATAAGCCATTACTTTAGGTAGAGAGCATTAGCGCTTCGTTTAAAATCATCTAAAGTTAATGAAGGTGAATCCCCCTGTGCGGAGGGGCAATCCAGTTGCTGTTCGTGTAAATATGCTTGCGGCTCGTATAACTGGTAATGAGTCACCGGGAGGCACCCGGCACCTGTATCAGAGTAAGCTGTTTGTTTGTGCTGATAACCTTTGCCTGCTCAAGCGGCAGGCCTTTTTTTAAGACCTTGATGAGGATTTTCTCATGGCAAATGTTGCGCTTTTAGCCGGTTTGTTTGTGCTTATCGTGTCGGGTCTTATCGGTCTTTCACGGGCATTATTAAATATCTGGTGCGGTCCGGAGCAACATTAAAACCATTCAGAATGACGCCTGACCCGGCTCAAAATATCTGTATTGTCCGGGGCTTTTGGTATCGGGCCAGAAGCATAATAAAGACAGTGAAGTGATGTTCATTTGAGCACATTGAAAGGGTTTTGAGGCTGGTTCAGCCAACAGTCTGAGGGCATACTTGTTATGAAATTCATCTGTCCTGCTTGCAAAAGTAATCGGTTCTTTTTCACCTCCTTCAATCCCGAGCAAAATCTGCCACACGGCGCGGTATGTTCCGTATGCGGAACCCGGCTTACTAAGCGCTCCATCCTTCCAACTCCGCGCAGAAGGCGATGGCCTAAACAGGTGGTTTAATCATTTGTGACACGAAGCGGCTTGCGATGATCGATGCAGTCCTTAGGGGTTTACATGACTCATTCCGAAACCAGCCACATATTGGCTTCTTCGAAAACTTCTCCCAGTATGCCCAGCATCGGCTTAACCTCTGTCTCTGAGAAATTTCTATGCACTCGCTTGGTTAATTCGGCAGTACAACCAGATGTTCAGCAGTAATTATCAATAGGCACAGCCTCCTTGCCCTGGCCCTTCCTTAAAACTACTGTATGAATACACAGTGATAATAAATGAGAGGTCACCATGCCCCGTCAATCAGAAATTAACTCGGCTTTCCACGCTGCTATTCAGCTTAACCCCAAGGGCTATCGGTGCTTGCGCACTGAAGACTTTATCCGCGAGTTGGCAAAGGTCCATTGGCATTTCAGCCGAGCCGACGCCAACGAGTGGATACAGCGCTACCAGCCAGATTTCACGGATAAGACAACTGACGGAACCGATAATCACTACTGGATCCTGCGCAACATGGGAATGGTTCACTGATGGGCTTCGTATCTCCGGCAACCGATTATGTCGAGCAGCGCCTGTCCCCGGCCAGCATTTGCACCACGAACGAAAGTCGCATCCTGGAAACGTCAACCGGGTTTGCGGTGATCGAGCCGGTCACCCGGTTGGTGCAGGGGCAGGTGCTGCTGATCCTCAGCGGTAGAAGGACTCAGTTCGCAACGCTCAGAGGTAAGGCGCTAATAACGGATGACGGCGAGGCGATCGAGACGGCCGCGGCGGAAGAGGTTGACGTAATGGGCAGGGTGACGTTCTTCATTAACAGCGCAGCTGATGATGTGTGCCCGGTGTAAGAAGCGGTGCGTAGTTAGGGGGCTCAAATGATCCCCCCTAATAAGTTTTATGTCCGCTTAGAGCTGTGAGTTCAACTGATGGACGCAACACACTTATTGAACCGTTCTGCGGGTGATTCATAGTCTAGCGTTTTCTCGGCCTTTCGTTGAGCTGTCTGGCAACACTGTTAAGTCTTTGCTGGCTGTGAACCGATAAGTCAGTTCCTTTTGGAAAATATTGTCTGAGCAATCTGTTCGTATTTTCATTTGAGCCACGTTGCCAGGGAGATTGAGGATCACAAAAATAAATCTGAATGTCTGTCGCTACAGTAAATCGTGTGTGGCTGGTCATTTCAGCGCCACGATCCCAAGTTAATGTTTTATAAAGCTCAGCAGGTAATTCCCGGGCTTGTCTGATGAGTGCAGATATAACCGTTATGGTCTTGTTGTCTCTGATCTTCGTCAGCATAACAAAACGGGAATGACGTTCTACGAGGGTGATGATATAGGAGTTTTTCGAGCCCTGAATCAAGTCACCTTCCCAGTGACCTGGAATGGCTCTGTCAGCCGCCTCTGGTGGCCTTTCGCTGATAGGTATCGTGTTCGGGATTGACCCTAATCCTTTCCCTTTAAGCGATGACGTTCTCGATCTACGCACTGCTCTTCCGCTTCTGAGGCATTGCTGCAGCTCTTTTTTTAATGCTCCCCGGGTTTGTATAAAAAGCGTTTTATAAATCGTTTCGTGTGACACAAGCATTTCCTGATTATCCGGATAACAGCGTTTCAGCCAACCGGCGATCTGTTCCGGCGACCAGTCCTGATACATCTTCTCTGCAATGATTTTACACAATGCGGGGCTTTCAATTAGCTTGCAAGGTTTTGGTCTCAGTGCATTTTCCCACGCAGTAGCATCGGCTTTTGCTGCACGGTATTGTTTTGCACCACCGTGCCTCCTGACCTCGCGGCTAATCGTTGAGGGCGCCCTTGATAATTTGGCGGCGATATCCCTGATACTGAGTTTTGCTACCAGCCCTCTGGATATCTCCTCTCTTTCATCAAGCGAAAGCGCTAATCGGTGCCGTTTTCGCACGGGAGGACGGTAGCCGCCTGTCTGGTGGATAGTGGGCATAATGGAAGAATGATATCTGTCGAACATTCTGGCGATATCATGTAGAGAATCACCTTGCTTATATCTGTCCCAGATAATTGCCTTCTGCTCTGGCGTGTAGTTAATCCGAGTTCTTCGTTTCAT